TTCATGACCTTTCACTACAACACCATGATTGACACATTTGGTCGCAAGCTCATGAACGGTGATGTGATAGAGATTCCCAACCTAACAGATTACCATCCTCTCAACAAAGAAATTTCGCGAGCACTGCCTAGATATTATGTGATTCAGGATGCTGACTTTGCGTCAGAGGGCTTTTCTCAAACTTGGTTACCTCACTTGTGGCGTGTAAAATGCACACCAATGAAGGATCAGCAGGAGTTTAATACTATTACCAACAAACCGTTTGTGGCAGAAAACATTTGGGATCCGGGCAACTTCTATCCCACAGGTAGCATTGTAAACTACGGTGATACCTATTATCAAGCACAAAGCAATGTGCCCGCTGACACTGATATTACCAATGCCACGTTCTGGCAAGAGTACACACCCAGCACCATCAGTGATGTGCAAGGCACACGGCAAAAAGATTACGACATCAATGACGCTATCTTGACACAAGCAGACGCCGAAGTACCACTCAGTGGTTATGAAGTTGACAAGTTTTATATTTTGCCTACTCAAAATGGTGAGCCCGCCAATGCTGACAGTTTGAGTGCTGATGAAACTGTGACCGTGGATGGCTCACAAGGCGGCATGAGTGTTACTCCCAAATCAGATGGTTACACTGTGGGCTATCTCACCGGTGATGGTGTTGCGCCCAATGGCTTGCCTGTCACACCTGGTGTGTCATTTCCGTCCAATCCTGTTGTGGGAGCCTATGCATTGAGACTAGATTACAAACCCAATAGATTATTCCGTTATGATGGTGCTCGCTGGGTACGCATCGAGGATGATGTGCGCACCAACCTCAACAACGGTCCAGTTAATAAGACCTTGCGCAGTAGTTTTGTAAATAACACAGCCACAGTGAACACCACAGACTTGGGTAACATTCCAAGTCGTCAGAGTCTCAGTGAAATACTCCGACCACGTGCTGACAATGGTGATCAAGGTGGCTTCTTACCGCCAGGAACATAACTGGGAGAACCCAAATTAATCAATATTTTTATGACGAACAAATACGCAGATTCTTGTTGCAATTCACAAGAATTTTTTCAGGCTTTCAGGTAGAGTATGCCAACGAAAATGACGGCGTCAATGCTGCCGCACTGATACGTGTGCCTGTGCGTTATGGAGATGCTACCCGTAATGCACAAACCATCATACAAGAAAACAGCCGTAACAGTTTGCCGTCAACTCCCATGATGACATTTTACATCACTGGCCTGGACTATGAACAAACCCGCATGCAAGAGCCGTACTTTGTGAGCAAGGTCAATGTGCGTCAACGTACCTATGATGCCAGCACAGAAACTTACGAAACCACACAAGGTAATGCATTCACTGTGGAACGTTTAATGCCTGTGCCATTCAAACTCACTATCAATTTGGATATTTGGACCAGCAATACCAATCAAAAGTTGCAGTTGTTGGAACAAATACTCACGCTGTTCAATCCCAGTTTGGAAGTTCAAAGCACAGACAACTTCATTGACTGGACCAGTCTGAGCACCATGTACTTGGATAGAACTGTGTGGAGCAGTAGAAGCATACCCAGCGGATCAGAAAATCCTATTGACGTTGCTACCTTGACATTCAGCATGCCCATCTGGATATCCAGCCCAGCCAAGGTCAAGAAACTGGGTGTTGTAGAACGCATAGTGGCATCAATGTATGATGCCCAAGGTGACTTGAACAACGCTATCACCAACAGCGATTTGTTGCTGGGTACCAGAGTAGTGATCACTCCTTTCAATTACGCCACTGTGTTGATTGACAACGGTGGGGTTATGACTCTGCAAGTGCTACAACAAAAATATTTGTCTGAAGAACCCAGCAATGATGAACTGACTCCCACTGAAATTGTGCCTGACAGTAACTTGTTGTGGCCAGCAGTGGTGGGCATGTACGGAGTGTTACGACCAGGGGTAAGTCAAATACGTCTTGAACAGCCAGATGGTACTGAAGTTGTGGGTACTGTGGTGCTAGACCCCAATGATGACAGATTCATGCTGTATAATGTTGACATTGATACCTCACCACAAAACACTTTGGCTCCCATTGATGCCATTATCAATCCCCTGGCATCTGGACCAAGACCACAAGATTCTGTGCTGGAAGGTGTAAGATATTTGCTCACAGAAGACACAGGATCTGCTGACAATCCCACACCAGCTGCAGACTGGGTGGGTGCCAACGGTCGCGGCTTGATAGCACAGGCCAATGACATTGTTGAATATTCCAACAACTACTGGCGTGTGGTGTTTCGTGCTGCCACAGAAACCAACAACACACAGTATGTGACCAACATCACCACAAGTATCCAATACCGTTGGACTGGTGAAGCCTGGGTCAAAAGTTACCAAGGTGTGTACCCTGGAGGTACCTGGAGACTGGTACTGTGAAAGCCGTGGGCGTTTGGTTTCGTAGCAGTGCTACAGGACGGTATCTATATCTCTTGCGTAACGACACACGACATCCCAGTTCTTGGGGACTGCCCGGTGGCAAAGTAGAAACAGGTGAGACCTTGCTGGGTGCCATGGAACGTGAGTGCATTGAAGAATTGGGCAGCATGCCCGAGTACCAACGCCTGGTTCCACTAGAAAAATTCACATCGGCAGATTCACAGTTTGAATACAACACCTGGGTGTGTGTTGTGGCGGATGAATTTGTACCGGTGTTAAACAACGAACACATGGGCTATGCCTGGATTGACCGTGGTCAATGGCCCAGACCCATGCACCCTGGCCTGTGGTCTACCGTGAACATTGAAGCTGTACAAAGCAAGATAGACACTGTGGAGCGGTATCTTGCTGCTGGTGTTTAGGCCTGGCTTTCTTGGAAACTCAACTGAATCTCACCCACTGGACTTGATGTTGTGCTCAATGCAGTGATCACCACTGCCAGTACTTCTGGACCATTGGGGTAGGTACCTGTTCCTGGAATTGAACTTTGTCCAATCTGTTTGATGTTGGTCAAGTTCAATGTGTTGATACCTGTTCCTTGAATTGGGATAGAAAACAGTCTTTCGCCACCGGTGATGTCTGCTGATACCGCAGCCACAGTCAAGAACAAGTCGTTAGTGGTAGCTGCTCCACCAAGTTGGTTGCCAAGAATCTTCAAGGTGTCACCCACAGCATATCCTGTGCCGGGATTTTGTACTGAAATACTTGTGGTAGTGGTTGTATAACTTGTTTTAAATGCAGACAACTGCACAGTCAAGTTGGAACCTGTACCCGAACTTGACACCACCACAGGTGTTAAATTTGCAAAAGTTTTAACACTAAATGAACTTATCATCACACCTGAACGAGTGAAACCTCCCACAGTGTTCAACGGAGCAGCCTGCACGCCACCTGTAGTTTCGTTTGAGTACCGAGCAGCCACAGCAAACTGTGTGAAACTGGGTTGGAAGCCACCACCTGCGTTGTTCAGTCCAGCCCACACAGTGTTGGCAGAGTCAATGTTGTTGGGATTCAAAATACCTGTGATCAAGTATCGCCCTGTACTCACATTCACTGTGAGCGTTTCCAGTGTCAACTGCGCACGATTGATCAGGTCACGTTGACCCAGGTCACCAATCACGCTGTTCGAAACACTGGGAGCCAAGCGCATCAAGAACGCCACTTGTTGAGAGCCAGTTGTGGCTGGTAAACCATAGTTGTTTCTGTTATAGGCAAATGAGAAGCCTTCGTCACCGTTGAAGTCACCGTCCATGATAACCGCACTACCCCAGTGGCTTACCAGCGGCACACAGGTGTTGGAGATCAGTATCACACCTGAATTGTCTGCGTGACTTGCAGCGGCGCTACTGGTATAACTGCGGCTGGTACCTTCGGCCCACTGGACAAATGTTGCGGCACGTGTGCAACCAGTTAGGTCGTTGCCTGACTTGCCTGAATACTTTATGACCTCACTGTCAATCATCACATACGCAGGGTATGTGACTGATGCTGGAGGATAGTCTGTGGCGTCCTTCAATGTGATTGTGGTTTGAACGTTGGTGATTGCACCGTTCAATGAGTTCACCGGAGTTTCGTTTATGGCTTCATAACGTGCAGGCAAGTTACCCGAACGCATGTATGCTTCATTGCTGATGTTGTTGTTGGGACGTCTGTGTGCCCAGTTGAACTTGCCATCTTGCCCACGCAACATCCAGATAACTGTGCCAGCACCGTACCAGGAATATTCCAAAGCATACATCTGCATCTTGCTGGCATCAAGATTGAATCCTGATGCTCCTGTGCCGTCAAGTGGATCAATGTTGAAGTCTTGTTGTCGCACACGAATTTCGTTGCGCAAGGCCATCTTCACTCTAGTTTGATTTGCAACGCCACGGAATGTGGGCACCACGGTCATTCTGTTGTTGTTGGTGATTGACGCCACACTATGTGTCATACCACGGATCACCACAACATCACCCACGTTCAGTTGATCTTGAAAGCGGCATGTGCCGTCACCGGTCACAAGGTTAGAGCCAACACTGACATTAACCAGGCCTGCTGTTTGAAACGTGCTGGTACGTTGTACTGCATTCACAGTGACACCGTTGTTTTCCCAGAACAATCCGTTTTGATCATCAAACAATCCTGCACGAATACTCGCACCCTGCCAGCCAGTGACATTGATACGAGGTTGTTGTCCCAACACAGGAGTTGCACTGCCCAGTGTGGCTTGTGCTTGTACCACAAATGCAGTGTCACTGGTGATACTTGTGACAATGTACCCTGAGGCGTCATAGCCTGATGTGGTAATACCACTCAGTGTAATGGTGGCACCTGCGTTCAGCCCGTGTTCAAGGTCTGTGGTGATTGTGATATTGCTGTTGATAGCAGTACCACTGGATGTGACTGTGGCCACATCCAGGGTGGGAGCCAACACAGTACCTGTGCTGAACAAGATGCCTTTACCAGATTGATAGCGGAAATATTTTTTGGTCACACGAGTTGCGGCTGCACCACGTGTGGGTGTGCCTGGTCCCATGAGAACGCCGCCGTCGAACGGTCTTGATTGAAACACAGCATTGCTTCGCACGTTGATTACTGCTGCTAGGCTGCCACTCACAACAGCGCCCGATCTTGCAGTGTATTGGAATGTGGTTGTGCTGGGAATGGCTGTGATAATGAATGAACCTTCAGCATATTCAGCATTGGTACCTGCGGTCATGTCCACAGTGATTGGACATCCTGGGAACAAGCCATGAGCATACAGTGTGGTCACTGTGATGATACTGGGATTGCCGCCGTCGCTGGCCACGCTCACAATGTCAAAGTCAGCACCAGTATAAGCAAATGCTTGACGTACAGAGGTGTCAGTTTGATTTACTGGATATCCTGGGGCAACCCCAAGTGATCGTCGTGGATAGTAAGCAAAGTTATTGGTTTCGCCCAGGTACACAATGTTGATACCTTCGGCATTGGTTACAGAGGTATTCTGTGTACTAACATATTCATTTGCATCCAGTGGAGTATCTGTGACGTTGACTGCCATTTGAGGAAAAGTGTTTGAACCACCATACCACATGCCAGTCATGCGTATCAAGGGCGATCCAACGTTTGCACCAGTCAATGCTGTGGTGTTAAATTGTGTGCGACTGATGGTCTGTGAGCCGTTGACTGCTGTGCTTACTGCGGTCATTTTGACCAGTTCCACATTAGAACTTAGTTTCTGAAACACAGAGCCTGTAACATATGAATTGGCCGCTGTGATGTTGTACCAACCGCGATTCAGTTGCAGTGTGGTTGCATCTGTTACTTCTTGCACCTGTGCAACTTCAATTGTGCTGGCAACAAATACGTTTCTACCAGTGGCAATGTTGGCAGATGAAGGATTAGTGCCATTGCTTTGACGTACCACTGTGAGTTGATTAATTGATACTGAAGTAACTGCCATCAGTTCATGTACGGGAGCTGTGTCCGTTTGCACAATGATATACGTGCCAGCAACAATACCAGCACCAGACGCACTGGTCACGTTGACTGTGGTTGTGGCATTGCTGGTAATGGCACTGATGGCTGTGGTAGTTCCGCCCGAAGTAGGCAACCCAACCAGCATGATGTTGTCTAGTGCAGTGAGACCAGTGGTTGATGCCACTGTGAATGTGCGTTCTGCTGAACTGTTGACGTTGGCAGTGAGGTAACTGCTCACAAACGGTGTGACGTTGCCTTGTGTTTGACTGATCAACAGTGCGTAATCATTGGCAATCCAGGGCGGCGTTCCAGCATTGGCTGTGTTGATTGATGTGTCAACATTGCTGGCCAACACGTTGGTACTGCTCAACAATGATGCATACCCATTGGTGTTGAACACCAGGTCAGCACCAACATCTTCGTAGAAACTAGGAATGTTGTTGATGGTGGAAACGTTTTGCCATTTGGTATTTTGCAGGCCATATTCAAAGTCGGCGTCAATCAGCGACTCTGGATTGCTGGTTCTTGCACGACCAATGGCATCTAATCCAAACTCCCAGGGTTGTGTGGTGATGTTGCGGTCTTCCACATAGATGGCCAGTTTGTCGTTGGCGCTTAAACTTGATGTATCCAAGTCCAAGGTCAGTGTGGTCACCCCGGCATAGGCTGTGGGTAAACCAGCAATGGTACCTGCACTGAAACTTGCTGTGCCACCTTGGCTTGAGTCACTGAAATTGTAGATACTGGTATTGGTTGTGGTATCGTAAATGGCCAAGAAGTCCTCCAGATTGATACGATCCTGGACCTGTACAGTGCCTAGACCTACTGTGCCTGGTGTAAATACGTACTCGTATATTCTTTTTCTTGCCATTTCTTAAACTCCAAATATGATTTGTCCAGCAGTCAATCTTGATTGAGTATTGGTGCTGAATCGGTCGTAATTAATTGTACCTTGTGCAATTTTGCTGTTTGTGACAGTGGCATCGCTGGGTGTACCTGTATATAGCGTGTCTCCAAATATTAGTCCAAAGAATGGAGTCAATGCTACAGGGGCTGTCGCAAAGCTGATTTGTGATCCTGATATTGAAAATCCCACTCCAGGATTTAGTATCACATTGTTGCGACTTACCATCATGGCAAATGCTGTGGGCGGGTTGAATGGTACCCCACTGATAAGTATATCAAATGTTTGTTGAACTCCATCAAAGGTCAAAGAATCCATTTTGCGATATTGACCAATCTGCGGTGAATTGCCTAAATAACTCATTATAATCTTCCCACAACAATTTCAATTGTGCCCTGACCACCTG